TAACTATCTATTATATGTTTATATAGGAGGAAGATGGAGATCATCTTCATTACTTTAATAAAATAAAGAATATATTTATAATAAAATAAAAAAATGAAAACAAAAGTTTTAACCCAAGAAGAAATTACACAATTAAAAGCAGTTCAACAAGAAAGATATTCTTTAGTAGACAAATTTGGCACTATTGAAATTCAATTTCAAGAATTAGAATTAGCCAAACAAAAAATAAAACTTGAATATGAAAATCTAAAACAAAAAGAGGAAGTTTTAGGAAAACAGTTACAAGCAAAATACGGTGATGGTACTATCAATTTAGAAAAAGGAGAATTTATACACGCCTAATTTTTCGAGACTTTTTAAGATATTTATCATCAAACCCCAATTAAAAAACAATTTAATTAAACAAATAACATGGCAGAAATTTTATTATCCCCGGGCGTCTTATCAAGAGAGATAGATGCCTCATTTATAGCCGAGCAGCCGCCTGTAATTGGTGCGGCTATTATAGGTCCCACAGTTAAAGGCCCAGTTGGTATACCTGTAACTGTTACTTCATATAGTGATTTTGTTAGTCGTTTTGGTGAAACAGAAGTTATAGCAAATTCAGGCTCTTATTCTTATTTCACTTCTATAACAGCTTATAATTATTTCCAAAACGGTGGTGAAACATTATTAGTGACTCGTATAGTATCAGGTACTTACACTCCAGCAACTGCTTCAATTTCTGGTAGTATTGGTGTAGCATTTACTTTAGCTACTATTTCTGAAGGTGCTAACATGAACACTGGAACTACAGTTGATCCAAATAATGCATTTAATACAGTAGGTTCAGCTTCAATTCATAGTGTTCGTTTCCAAATTGTATCACCAAATACATCCTCTGGTACATTTAGTTTATTTATTCGTAGAGGCGATGATGATAATAGAAACCCAGCTATCTTAGAAACATACACTGGATTATCAATGGATCCATTAGATGATAACTATGTAGCTAGAAGAATTGGTGATTACAAATTTACTCAAACTACTTTAGATGGTGAAGCTAATTTGCAAGTCACTGGTACTTACCCAAACAGATCAAGATATGTAAGAGTAGATCAAGTACTTAAACCTACCCCACAATACTTAGTAGGTGGCGTTGCTAACTCAGCTTATACTGCTTCTATTCCAATTGCTACTGGTACTAATACTACTGGTTCATTTAATGGTGGTACTGGTTCTTTAATAGCAGGTGCCGCATTTTATGATCAAGCTAATACAAATAATATTCAAGGTGTTAACGCTAGTTCTTACACATCTGCTATTAACTTATTAGCTAGTGCTAATGACTATCAGTTTAATGTGTTAGTTACTCCTGGTTTAAATTACCAACAACATAGAATCACAATGAGTACAGCCCTCACAAACACTGAAAATAGAGGTGATAGTGTGTATATAATGGATTTAGGTCCATATTCAGCATCAGCTTCTGATGTTGTTACTACTGCTATTGGTATTGACTCATCTTATGGAGCTGCTTATTACCCATGGCTACAAACTATTGACCCAGCTACTAACCAATATGTATTTGTACCTGCTTCAGTAATGATTCCAGGTGTGTTTGCTTATACAGATAGTGTGACTGAACCATGGTTTGCTCCAGCAGGTATTAGCAGAGGTGGATTAAGTACTGTAATTAGAGCTGCCTCTAAATTATCTCAAACTACTCGTGATAATTTATATCAAGGTAAAGTAAATCCAATTGCTACATTCCCTGGACAAGGTGTTGTAGTATACGGTCAAAAAACATTACAAACTAAAGCCTCATCTCTTGATCGTTTAAATGTTCGTCGCTTAATGATTGCTCTTAAGGGACAAATCGGTCAAATAGCTAATACATTAGTATTCCAACAAAATAATGCAGCTACAAGAAATGGTTTCTTAGCTCAAGTAAACCCATACCTCGAGTCAGTTCAACAAAGACAAGGTTTATATGCGTTTAAAGTAGTAATGGATGATTCTATTAATAACGCAGCTGTAATTGACAGAAATGAATTAGTAGGTCAAATTTATTTACAACCAACTAAGACAGCTGAATTTATTTACTTGAACTTCACCCTTACTCCAACAGGTGCTGTTTTCCCATAATAAAAAGGTTAACTGTTTAAATATTTATTAACAAATAAAAACTAAAAGAAAATGGCAATTATAGACGCAAATGAAATGTTTTTTACAGCGTTTGAACCAAAACAGGCTAACCGATTTATCCTGTACGCTGATGGAATACCAACTTATATTATTAAGGGTGTGAGTGCTGTAAATTTGACTCAAGGTGAAGTAGTATTAAACCACATTAACGTTTTACGTAAAGTAAAAGGTAAAACTATTTGGGGTGATGTGACTATGACACTTCATGATCCAATTTCACCTTCTGGAGCTCAAACAATAATGGAATGGGTTCGCTTATCACATGAGTCAGTGACAGGTAGAGATGGATACTCAGACTTCTATAAGAAGGATTTAGTAATTAACGTTTTAGGTCCTGTTGGTGATATTGTGAGCGAATGGGTACTTAAAGGCGCTTTTATTAAGGATGCTAACTTCAGTGATTATAGCTGGGATGATGAAAATAAAGCTGTGAATATTACTATGACATTAGCAATTGACTATGCCGTGTTAAACTACTAAAAGTTAAACCCAATAATTATAAAAAGAGCTCGCGTTTTTTGCGAGCTTCTTTTTTCTTTATATATTTATATACAACAAATAAAATGTTATAACAAAAATTATCTATGGAAAACAAGTTTAGTATGCCAACAGAAATGGTTGAGCTACCTTCTAAAGGTTTAGTCTACCCAGAAACAAGTCCTCTATCAAGCGGTAAAGTTGAAATGAAATATATGACCGCTAAAGAAGAAGATATTCTAACAAACCAATCTTATATTCAAAAAGGAACAGTATTAGATGAATTAATTAAATCTCTTATTGTAACACCTGATGTAAAGTATGATGATATGGTTGTAGGTGATAAAAATGCTTTATTAGTAGCTGCTCGTATTTTAGGTTATGGTAAAGATTATAAGTTTACATATGGTGGAGAAGAACAAATAGTTGACTTATCAACCATAGAAAATAAACCTCTTAATGAATCTTTATTTGTTAAAGGTAAAAATGAATTTGATTATACATTACCATCAACAGGTACTAGAATTACCTTTAAACTTTTAACCAACAATGATGAGAAAAAAATCAGCGCTGAATTAGAAGGTTTAAAGAAAATTAATAAAAACAATTCACCTGAATTATCAACTCGTTTAAAGTATATGATTATCTCTATTGAAGGTGATACTGATTTTAAAACCATTAGAGAATTTGTTGATAATCATTTTTTAGCTCGTGACTCCAGAGCATTTAGGGAGTATGTAAGGGAGGTGCAGCCAGACGTTGATCTGACCTTTTTTCCTGACGGGAACAACTCAAAAGCTAATCTTCCAATTGGACTTAACTTTTTTTGGCCTGACCTCTGAGCTAGCTAAAGAATCTAGAGTTAATCTTTTTACTCAAATGCATGAGATAGTTTTTCATGGCCAAGGCGGTTATGACTGGGAGACAGTCTATAACATGCCTATTTGGCTTCGTAAGTTTACTTTCCATAAGATGAAAGAATATTACATTGAAAAAAATGGAGATGAAGATAGTGACCTAGCATCTCAAACTAAAGCTATTCGTGATGGTAAAATTCAACTACCAGACCATTTTAAAGGTAAATTAGCCAATAGAGCTCCCAAATATTAATATTTATAATATATACTCTAATTTAATATGGCTACACCTGATCCAAATGATGATATAAGAAGAAAAGCTCAAGAAACAGCTTCTATTGTTGAAGATGCTTTACGCAGTATAGCTAGCCAAGTTGGAGACATTTTTGAACAAGCATTATCAGGAGCAGATACAGTAATTCAATCTACAGCCAAAGATCTACAATCTAGATTTAATAAAATGGCTAAAATTACTGATGATATAGCTTCAAATATTACTCAACTACAGTCAGGAACATTAAAAACTGATGCTATACAAAATCAAATTAATAAAAGAAAAGCTCAAGAAGTAGGATTAGGTATACAATTAACAACTCTTTTAAAACAGCAAAATGTTGCAGTTAGTAATATTGATGAATTAGTAAAAGGATATCTTGATAAAACTTTAAAATTAGATGATGCTCAAAAAGAATTAGTTAAAGAGTATTTAAAAGCTAAATCCATTAATGATGACTATATTGGACAACTTGAAGAACAAAATTTATTAGTTGAAGAACAAAAGAAAAAATTAGGTGCTACAGGTGGTATATTAAAAGGATTAACCAAAATACCAGTACTAGGAAATCTAATAAATGCTGAAAAAGGACTAGCTGCTGCTCAAGAAGAAGCAGCCAAATCTACATCTACTAAATTCTCAGTATTAACTAAAGGTATTAAAGGTATAGGCCCATCTTTATCTTCAGCTTTAGGTCCTTTAGCTCTTATAACAGCTGCTGTTAAAGCTATTCAATTCTTTATTGGAGCTATGTTTGAAGCTGATAAGCAGGTAACAAATATAGCTAAAAGCTTTAATATTAGTAAGGAAGCTGCTCGTGGAGTTAGAGAAGAAGCATTTAATATAAAAGAAAATATAAAAGATTATGTTACTTTACAAGAAGGAAGTATAATTCTTCAAAAAGAATTAGTTGATACTCAACTTAAATTTAACAGCGTATTAGGAATGTCTGTTAATTTAATTAGTGGATTTGGAAAAGAAGGTCAAAATGTTTTAGCTCAATTAGCTAATATGGTTTCATATTTGCAATTAAGTGATGAAGAATTAAAAGGTATAACTAATTTATATGTTGAAACAGGAAAAGAAGTAGAAGATATAAAATTCCAAATATTAGGAACTGTTAAACAACAAAAACTTCTTACTGGGTTACAATTTGATGAAAGAAAAGTATTAAAAGATGTTTTAACTGTTAGTAATGCTACACGATTAAGTATAAAAGGAGGAACAGATGCTTTAATAAAATCTGTTATTGAATCTCAAAAATTAGGAAAAAATTTAAATGAATTAGACAAAATAGGAGAAAGTCTATTAAATTTTGAACAATCTATAGCAGCTGAATTAGAAGCTGAAATATTACTTGGCAGAGATTTAAATCTTGAAAAAGCTCGAAGTGCATATTTTACTGGGGATACAAAAACATTCCAAGAAGAAATTAATAGACTTGTAAAAGAATCAGGACCTGATTTTAAAAATAATGTTATAGCTCAACAATCATTAGCTGCTGCTTTAGGACTAAGTAGAGAAGAATTAGCAGACATGGTAACGGAACAAGAAAAGTTTGAGAAGTTCCAAAGCAATATGATTAAGTTAAGTGAAAAAGAATTAGAAATAATAGAAGAAAATTTAAAAGCATATGGTATAAAAGGTAAACTTTCTGAAGCTACAATTTCTCAACTAAAAGCTGGAACAATCACTGGATCAGCATTTGAACAGGCTTTAAAGCAAATTGGAGTAGAGGGAGAAAATTTAACAGATGTTTTAGGAAAACTTTCATCTCATTCTTTAGAATCATCTGATGCTCAAGAAAAATTTAATAAATCATTAGACTCAGCTAAAGAAGTATTTACTCGATTTGTTGATGGTGGATCATTAGATAAATTAGCTAATTTTATAACTAAATTTGTATCATCTGTTGGTATAAAAGGTTTATTTAGTACTATTTTTAGTGGTTTCGCTACTGATGAAGAAATAGCTAAAGAAATGGCTAAGAGTGATAGAAAACAACTAGAAGAAGAAATAGCTAAAGGAGACAAAGCTGATAAAGGATTAGTAGCACAACTTGAAGAAAAAACTAAAAAATCTGATCAAACAGCTTCTAGAGAAGAATACAAAGCTGGTTTGACAATGGAAACAGGAGGATTGTTTGGAATAGACCAAAATCTTGTAGAATATATAAAAGAAATAAAAGATGTTCGAGGTTATGAAGCTGATGTTGCTAAAGCTGAAAAATTACTAGCTGAAAAAATGGCTGAGTATGATAAAAATCTCCAGCCAGGTATAGGAGCAGGCGCTGAATTCGCTAATGGAGGTATAGTCACATCACCTATAACAAATGCTACTGTAGGTGAAGCTGGTCCTGAAGCCATTATTCCATTAAGATCACCTATGGGTAAAAAGATATTAAATGTAGATCAAAATAACACATCTCAAGATAATTCTCAAGTTATAGCTGCTATAAACAAATTAACTGAAGCTATAATATCTAACAGCAGTAAAGAAGTAACATTAGCAATGGATGGTCAAACTGTAGGTAAAGTATTAACACCACTTATGACCCCAATGACTGTTAGAGAAATCAATAACACATCTGTAGCAACCTAATTCTTACAATATTTATAATAAACCATTAAAAACAATAATAACATGGCAGAGTACAAAGGAATTGTAGACAGACTTAGAACAGAGGGATCATTTTTAACAGCTTTTGATGGTGCAACACCCCCACCTGCTGTTTACCCGAACCCATTAGACTCATCAGATTCAATTTTATCTGGATATAAAGGTGTAACTCCAAAAGGATATTTAGATAATCCTCCAAGATAATTGAATGGGTTTAGTTGATCTAAAAACTGATTTAAAATCATTA